AAACTCCTGTTTTTTATATTTATATTATTTCTTATGCATGACAGCCATGGTCTGCTTCTGCTTCATTAGATCATCATAATCTTTTTCATAAGATTTTGATACAGAATCAGGAGATGCTTTCCAGTCGTTTCTGAGATTATAAACATCACGATCAGTGACATAGTTCTCATCATCTTTAGGATCAAGATGAACTGCTTCATCAGACTTAGGATCATATGCATGAACGTTAATGCTAGGATGCTTGGATGCTTTGTCCCAAACACGTCTAGCGCCATGGGATTGATTCCCTGACGCTAGTATTTTATTGTGATTTAAGATTAGATGTTGATATAGGTGTTCAGCACCTAAGGAGTCTTTGTTTGCATCTAGAAAGTCTACATGCTCTGCACCTTTGGTTCTATACTTTTTAGTAGATAGTGCTATGTTAACTTTGTTTGTTTTAGGGTCAACGACATAGTATGTGTTTTCTTTTGTGGACAATGGTTTTTGATATACGTGATGGCCATTCTTAAGGATTCCAATACGTTTGGCCTTTTTAGGTACATCTTTACCAAGTTCATCATGAAAAACATCGCCTACATTGACGCCATTTTGCATGACTTCTTGTAGACTTCTAATGTCTTTAAACCGAATCATGGAAACTCCTAAACATTGTTTAGAAGTATTTATATAAATAGATGTGGTTCACGATGTTGACGCATCTAACCACACTATCGCTAAACAGGAGCAACAGCATGTCTATTTATCTCTATGTCAAACAATGTCCCCACTGTGGGCTAAAGTATTTTGGTAAAACAGAACAAGATCCATATACTTACAACGGATCAGGAAAGATGTGGATTCCACACATCAAGAAACACAAAGTCACACCAAAAACAATAGAACTATATGAGTTTTCTGATAAAGAGGAAGCAAAAAAGTTTGCTATAAACTTTTCTAAAGAAAACAGAATAGTAGAATCTAAAGAGTGGTTCAATCTTGTTATAGAACAGTGTGACGGTGGAGACACCTCGGCTTCTCCAGCATTTCAACGATGGATTGATCAGATAGACATGGCTGGTGAAAAAAATCCTATGTATGGTAGATCAGCAATAACTGAACAAAATCTTCGTTGGTATACTAACGGTGAGAACAATCTATATCTTCCTGTCGGCACAGAGATGTTGGGTTATCGCCGAGGAAGAACTATAAAACATAGAAAACCACATACACAAGAACATAAAGACAAGATATCTAAAGCAAATACGGGAAAGAAAAGTGTAAATCAAAAAACGTGCATATCACCTGATGGAAATATATACGAATCTATCACACAAGCCGCAAACGCACATTCAATGACTGTATCGGCGTTCAGACATAAAATCGAACATAAAGAAAAACATTTGGGTTGGATTATTGTTTGACAATCTTATAAATGTCTTTCCAGTATTTTACCAAGACGGCTTTGCCTTTATAATCATGACTGTGTTCGTGTTCAACCAAAATACCTTTTAGACCAAGACTATCGCACAAATCGACGTTCTCTGGTTTGTCCTCGATGAAGTATATTCCGCTGCCCTTATAGGGAGCAAGTGCTTCATCTTTATCTGCGCCACATTCCAGGCAGACGACACTTTCAATCGCTTCGCCGAAGTACCGCTTCAGGTTTTGTTCACGAAGCCGAGCAGCGGCAGGATCCAGACTCAAGCTGGTAATGACGCGAATCTGTACGCCATGTTCTTCATAGAGTTTGCGAACGTATTTCACAGCATCCCGAAGAGGAGGCAGAAAGCCACATGCCGCACTTTCGTTGAAATCACGAACAAGTTGTTTGCTTACGACCTTTTCGATTCCATAGCGAAGATCAATGCCATAGGCATCGCTCCGAACGCGCTTGAACCCTTTGCGCTGCATCCACTGGTCGAAACCAAACTCCCAGTCTAGTAGCACACCGTCGCAATCGCTCAAAATCAACATTTCATTCCCAATCTCACTCGCTACATTTCTTACTATATATGATTCGATTTAAATGTCAAGCAGCAATGCGCAAAACATTGCCGCCAGGACCATTGATCGGGCGAGAAAGATTGACACGATCACCAGCAGACTGACCGCTGCGATATGCTGCACCATCACGAATAGTGGTACCACCATAGTTCTTCTTAAGACGCAAGCCAAGTTCACGATATGCCTGATTGACAACCTGATTCTTCAGAACAATCAAAGCATTGCTGCCGCCTCGTGCAGCTTTTTCTTCGCCGTTCATCTGAGCCTTCATTTCGTTCAGACGACGACCAATACGCATTGCCATACCAGTGGTAAACGAACTGGTAGCACCTTTCTTGCTATATGCTCCCTTATATTCAGGAGTCTTCTTGAACTTTGCCAGTTCAGTTGCCATAGCCGACAGGATAATATCATAAAGATACTTCACCATCAGCAGATCACTTTCTTGACCAAAGAAGCAATACTTCAGAGTAGCACCACGATTGGTCCACACCTTACAATCGGTAAAGCCAGCGATATCCGAGAGAGCGTAATAGACGCCGTTGCGGACCTTGCTGCCAATATCAATCTTCAAAGTGTCACAAACTTCATCACGAAGTTCGACCTCGTTCATGGACAGATTATATTGCGAGAGCAACTTACCCACCATGTTGATTGCGGTAAGTGCTTCTTCTTCCGAGCAGCCATTCTTGACGGTCTTAGCCGAGAGAGCGCGAATACGAGCCTTGATCTTGCTTTGGATATCAGTCATAACGAATCATTCCTTCTCACTGTCTATATTTTCATCATAAACGAATCGGGATAAATGTCAAGCGATCTTATCGCTCCAGAATGACATAATCACCAAAGTGACGATCAAAAACTTCCAGAAGGTTTTCGTAATCACCTTCCATCATTTCCGAAACAATAGCTTTACCATCAAGCCCGAGTTGCTTTGCATACTGGCGGGCATAACCCATGAGGACAAATGCGTTACCTTCAGGACCACTCAGGTCGATAACGATTTCAGACTTGGGTTGCTTCTCACGAATCATAACGTATCCTTTCGATTAATATTCAAGTTGTGCGCCAGGAGGTGGAAGTTCTGGATAATACCAATCGGGAACCAAAGCCCGCACCCAGACGCAATCAGATAGACGCTTTATCCAAACAAAATGATAACCTTCCATCATGAAGAAACTTTTTCGTGAACCATCGCGATGTGCTTACACTTACCACGAAAGTTGAAACCAATGCAATCACATACCCAACCACGTTCGACCATGGTTGTGTTATATTGCTTGCCTTTAGAGTTTACGTATGGCCAGGTGAAGCCAACCAGATGGTGTTTCTCACTGAAGTTAATACCATCAAGAGCAAGAGGTGTCCGATAGGGGCTAACACCAGGAACAAACATGATTAACGTTCCGCACAAGCAACAAAATCGTCCAAAAGATATTGGAGCCGATCAAGCTTGATCTGCAACCCGGCAATCCTTTCGCCAGTCAATCCTTCACGCTCTGCGGCTCGGAGAGTAGAATCCATTCCAGCGACCAACTTGCGCATCGCACCAATCAGGATTTGTTCATCATCATAAAACATAATCAAATCTCCTTACGCAGCCAACTTGTAGGGTTGATCCCACTTACCAGCATGAACATACGAGTACCAACCCACATCAAAGTAGTCGGTCATAATATCGCTGTTATCATGATTGCCGTCGTTCATAGCAACACGAAGTTCCTTCAAGAACTGAAGTTCCTTGCCTTGATAGTTGCTTTCCAGATGATAAAAGTGCATCTGACTATAACCGTCTTCATTCTGAGCGAACTTCAGAGGACCTTCTTTCAAGGTCAGAATCAGAGTGCTGTGATGGCGAACCGACAGACTGCCCTTCATCTTGTACTTCTTGAGGATCGCCTTGACCTTGGGAGCGATGGCAGCTTTCTTTTCCTGAGACATGTAAGCCATAACGAATCAACCCTTCTCTCTGTCTACTTTCTGATAATAACTGATTCGCGATAAAATGTCAAGTTTTATTTTTGATAAGAACGATGATCTTTGATGTGCCACTTTTCGATGATGTAACGGTCGTTATCAATCTCATCAACGACGATATACGCGACACCCTTTTTGACCAGAGCCATGCGAACCTGATCGCCTTCAGGACCAACGAACACCAAATGAGGATAGACAACATTACGACCAGTCTTGAGGTCGGGATGGAGAACCATCTCAGGGTTCATCTTGTACTCGAATGGGCGACCATATTCCTTTTCGCGAAAATAACCAACGACCGTATCCCACATTCCTTTTTTCACCGCTGCAAAAGCCATATCGAATCACTCCAAATCACTGACTACTCTTTAACCATAGACGATTCGGGATAAATGTCAAGCGGTCATCGCCTCATTTTAGAAATATCTTCCGCGTCTTCCTGACTGAAGACAGGTACCAGATTGCTCTTATGCATCGTGGCGATGCCAAGAAGCTTGTCACCCGTATATGTGTTAGGCGCTTTGGCAAACGTCACACCGATGCCATCACCAGTCTCATACTTGGGCGCATTGCGAACGTATGTTGAAGCTTCCATACCAGTCTTAACGGTCTTTGTTTTGTATGCGGCATTGCCTTGTCGATATGCAACATACTCTTGGAACGTCTTGGTTTTTGATCCAAGCCGCTTCATCTGCTTGTTATAGTCTACCCAATCTTGAGCATACTTTGCAGTGTTTAGTTGCGGCTTACGCTTCTTAGTTGAGTTTGTGGTATAAGCAGGACCTAGGAGATGCATTGTCATATTAAGCAGCCATTCCTTTATATTCTTCCCAGATGATTCGTAATGCAGACTGTCCATCGTATCCGCATTCACCAACGAGAAGATCGAAATAATCATCAATCTTTGCAGCGTCATCGCCAGGCTGAAAATAGATGGTCCAGCCCGTTTCCGTTTCAGCAAGAACAATACCACCAGCCCAATCGTGGGTGAAAGTATATCCGCGACCGTACTTGTCTGCCATATTAAATCTCCTCAGCGATAAATGTTGCGCTTGGGTTCAACTTCAAACTCTTCTCGGCCGACGGTGCACCGATTGCCAGTCACTTCTTCATAGATCATGACTTCTTCCATCAGATTTCCAAGGTCAACACCTTTAGCAATGAAAGTCCCATTGTGATTACGAGCAACAAACATTTTCATGATTCGAATCTCTCTCACTGACTACTTTCTCAATGTACACGATTCGCCAAAAATGTCAACCACAAAAAATGCCCCCGAAGCCGAAACTCCGAGGGCATTCTCACTGGGGTGTGGTCTTCTATTTATTAGAAGCGGAGAGTGACCGTACCAGCCGCACCATTGTTCTTGACTGCGCCAAGATCGGTGTGGGTGTACTGAGCACCAACCGAAACATGACCAATGACGTTAACGTCAAGACCTGCGGTAGCGCGAAGACCCTGGAGATTGTGTGCTTCTAGATCACGGAGGTTGTCATAACCTAGACCAGCATACACTAGAGTATGTGGAGTTACTTCATAGCCAAGACGACCACCAACGTTAACATCGGTGCGGTCAAATACGTTGTCTAGACCAGCTTCAACGCCTACGGTAACAGGACCAACAAGCTTACTATCATAACCAGCTTCAACACCATAAGTGAATGAACGGTTTGATGGGATTGCAGTGATGTCCTGATAGCCGACAACGCCAGTTACACGAGGGCCGACAAAGCTGTCTGCCATTGCAGGAGTAGCAGCAACAGCGGTAAGAGCCGCGAGGGCAAACATAAGATTCTTCATTCAGTATTCTCCATTAAAATAAAACAATGTTATAACATTTGACAGTCGTTTAAGGTACAACTGACAGAACCTATCTCATTTATAGATTGCTTTTATGTGAACAGCAGTAAATCTGGCAGATAACCACTGGTTATAATAGTCATCTGACAGCAATGCATCTGTCTCTAAAATCATTTTAGTTTCATAATATGCAGCGGAAGACTTATTGTGACATAGACGTACTATCTCTCTAGAGAAGTTTTCTTTGCCTAGTTCTTCGACATCCGCTTTGAGTAAAGGAGAAGAACCATAATAGGTCTTCCAATCGCTAGGCTTGCGAATCTTCTTCTTCTTACCCTTTATAGTCTTATAGCCAGCAGAAGTCAAGTATTTTCTGCCAAGATATTTTCGACCAGTAACTTTGTTTGTGATCAGATAAACAAATGCAAAATGACCATCAGCCTGTGCATCAGTAAAGGGTTCCCCATCGTAGATCCATGGATTTTCATAATCCATTTAACTATCGAACTCTTCATCTTCGTCGTCTACTTCTTCTGGTGTGAACTGGCTATCAGCATCAACGCCACAAAATGGACAAAACTCAACTTGTATGCCTGGTTCTTTACTAATCAACTTGTATTCTGTTTCACAGACAGAACATTCGATCCAATCAATCATTTTGTTTACTCCGTTTTTTCACGAACTTGGAGAAGTCCTTTTCGTCTTCGTAGGGCGTGAGGTCTAGATTTGGTGGTGATAACTTGAGGTTTTCATGATCAAGTTTCTTGACGTATTTATCAACAAACTTATCGTATGCTCTCCAGTTTAGCCCATCCCCAACAACTGCATCATGCTCTACTGCTAACGCAATGTGATGGGCTTCTTGGTATCGAAGCCCAAACACATCTATCAAGGCCTTCTCCACTCTTTCGTGAACAAGGAGGTATTTTGTGATATCTGTACCATTAAAGTCAACGTTCATGTGTCTATCAATGTAGATGTCTTTACTGTCTTTGGAATAACCAGCAACATAAGGAACATCATACTTGTTAATGATCTTCACGGTCCTACCAATCTCTTTTTGAAAGGCAGGATCGTGAAGCATTGTATGGACACGAAAACTATGAACTTTAGGTAGGGCCATTAATCAATCCAGATAAGTCTTGAAGGGTTTTGATGGAGTCATCTCTGTGGCAGACTTCGACATACTTATCAATGTCGGTAGACCACTGTTCTCCATCCCACCATTCAAAACCTTTGAACTGTGACTTGTAGATACCAATATTTCCATAGCCAGAACCAATGTAAAGATGATAATATCCCATCTTCTTGGCTAACTCTACTTCATATGCCACTAAGTGGCGTGAGATAGAAGCTTTTGGTTCTGAATAGTCCCATGCGGTAAACTGTGTTTCAAGCCCACCGTCATAAGTTGTCATCTTAGAAAATGCAACCAAGTCTCCTGCATTGTTATGCACAAGAATCCATGTTGCACGATCTAGATCGATTTCTATTGTATAAATGTCATCGAGGTTACGTCTGGCTGTAAACATACCGAATACGGTACCAACGTCTGACATATCCTCAATCGATTCAACGTGGGTTACTTTATAACCCTTTAGTGGTTTAGTTTTCTTATCGAATAGATTGCAGTCGATGCGGACAGAACGTGAGTTATACCACTTTCTATCGTTAATCAACCAACCTTGTTCGAGGGCGTCCACTTCACGCGAGTTTTCCAGGTCTAGTTCTAAATCGTAAACTTGTAAATCGTATTGCGAAACATTACCAAAGATAGGGTGTATCTTGGTCTTCATTTCTGGGTATTAGCTCCTTACGAGTTTGTATGCATTACCTCCATCATCGTAAAAGCCAAGGACCAACTCAATAATAGTAAAACCGTATGCATTATATAAAGACAGAGCCACATCGTTCTCTACTCTACAGTGTAAAGTGAGAGGGGACCATGGTATAGTCTTATTATCGATATAGTGTTGTAAAAGCAGTTTAGAGTATCCTTGCCCGCGGTATTGTGGGGCAATCTCTAAAGTTTCTAGATATTCAGATTGATCTTGATCGTCATCATAGACATAACTTATATAGAAGCCTGCTATATCATCATTGATCTGAAGAACATTGACATTACAACCAAATGATTGGTAGTCTTCAAGTTCATCAATCGTAATCGTGTCTGTTTCAAATGAGGCTTTCTCTATCTCTATCATTCTAGGATAGTCAGCCTCGGTTGCTTCACGTATACTTATATAAGTTGTCATAGGGTAAAGTTAGAAAATGTCGTGTCCGTGATATCTTTTTTCACGCCACCAGAAACATAACTGGTAATCTCTGTTTCCTGGGGTGCTACTTGTACATCAGAACCACTAATCCATTTAGCAGTCCATGGTAGAGGATTAGGTCCTGACTTACCTGGAAGACCGATATTGCTCATACGCTTTGCTGCAATGTGATCTACATAGTCACACAGCAGTTGTTCATTTAGACCAATCATCGACCCCTGATGAAAGAGATAGCGTGCCCACCCCTTTTCTTGATCGATGACTCGGTGAAAGATAGCAGCACATTCATCCCGTGTCTCTTCCCGTATTCTCGCAAAGTCTTCATCCTCTTTCGGTAGTATCTTGAGGAGATTTTGAGTTGAGGCAAGATGAACGTTCTCGTCTCTGGCAATGAGTTTAATGATCTTAGCATTGCCTTCCATTTTCTTGACTTCAGCAAATGCCCAAGAGCAGGCGAATGATACATAGAATCTAACTCCTTCTAGAGCATTGACAGCATTGAGACATAACCATAATGCTTTCTTGTGATCATATCGATACTTTGGCGTATAACCATATTCCGATTCTGGACAACCAAGTGTATTGTTTAGAGTAATCAAATCATCATAATACTTGCTGATATCCTCGGCACAGTCTAAGATTTCTGGGATGTCGAGCATCTCATCGAATACTCTACTTGGATCACTGTATACATTGCGAATGATGTGAGTGTACGATCTACTATGAATCGTCTCACTGAAAGCCCAAGTTTGGATCCAGGTCTCCAACTCTGGTAGCGAACACACAGGGAGGAAAGCAAGCGAAGGAGCCCGACCTTGTACAGAATCAAGTAGAATCTGACGCTTAAGGTTCGAGGTAAAAATGTGTTTCTCATGGTCATTTAGTGCCTTGAAGTCTTTGCCATCGCGAGACAGATCAACTTCTTCTGGTCGCCAGAAGAAACCGAGTTGTTTATCAGTTAGTTTTTCAAAGATTGGATAGCGTTGTTTGTCATATCTAGCGATGTTTACATTCTCACCAAAGAAGCAAGTCTGTTGTGTTGCGTCAAATCTGTTGTTATTAAAAACTGACATCGCTTTCGTCTATCCATTCTACTTGATTTGCAGGAAAAGTTTGTCGCCAAACATGAGTTTCATCTTTTAAAACAAAGTCAATTTTGGTGGAGTTTGAATAGTTCTTAGCTTCAACCACCTCGTAGACTTTGCCGTTCTCTTCCCATTTGTTATTATTTATTCGAATATATAGCATAACTAGACACTTTCAAACATGTGCTTTAGTGCAGAAGCATCCCACCAAGCATTGTGTCGAATAGCACCAGGTAGTGTAGTTGGATAAGCATCAACGCGCACCATATCAAAGATGATCCTAGGAACGGCAATCATCTCACCTGGACCAGTGATCATTGCCTGACAAAGATACTTGATGTCATCTGGCCAATCTGTAGTAATCACAGGGCATGGATCATCTCCGAAGAACTCTTTGATCATATGTGCGCCGCGATTGTCCAATAGAGAAGCAACTTGCATCTTAACGCCTTTGGGTACATTAATAATGACGGGCATAACATTTATAGCAACCCATGGATCAATCTCTTGGATTGTCTCATATTTGATATATAGGCTATGCCCGTCTTCACGTACCAAAGCTAGACTAAGTAGCTGCCCTCCGAAGCCGTTATATTCACAATCCATGAAATACTTCATAACAAAACTCCTTTATATAAATAAGATGTGACTCGCGATATTCCAGTATCCAACATCAGATTTTACAACTATCACAATCTTCCTGATCAACTTCACCTGGTGCTAGTGTATCTTCAATCTCACCAGACTGATCATTGGTGTTGAAATAGTATAGGTTTTTGCCTCCGAGTTTATAAAACATCAGCAAGTGCCCGATCATCTCTG